GCAGTAAGTGGATCAATCATATTTTTAAATTCCTGAGGTTAGATAGTATAATCTAAATCAAATAAACATAAAATATATCACATATCTATTTATAATTTCCTCTTGACAAAGCGGGCAAAATATGCTAGGTTAGTTGTAGAAACAGAATCACTTGAAAGGGTTCAAAAATGAAAAAGCTTCTAGTTAATTTACTCAGCACTTCCATGACACTGGTCTGTATTTTTGCTGTAACAACATTAATAATGTAAATTAGAGGTTGACAATCTAGGTAAAGTATGTTACCTTAGTTGTAGAAACAGAATCACTTGAAAGGGTTCAAAAATGAAAGTCAATGTTTATCACGCACAGCGTAATCGCCAGACAGGTGATGTTGAAAATCAAGTCCACGTTGCGGTAGTAAATTATCCTTATAACGATACAAGCGACAGTGGTTTTGATTTTGCGTTAGAGTATGCATATCGTTGGACTAACAATCTAACCGGTAGTTGGTCTAAGAAAATTGGTGATGATGCCAATGACGATGTTGATGTTTTAGTTACCCGCGAAGATGATATGGGCTTGCGTAGTTCAATGGTAGGAGATCAATTCGTCATTGAAGCTACATCTGGCGACAGATCACTCCATGAAGTCGGCATGTTCGGCTTCAAATCACTTGTTGCATAATTTAAATAAAACGAAAATAGTTCTTTACAAACGATAAGAACTATGCTATAATAAACGTATAATATGAAAAACAACGAATCACTTGAAAGGATTCATCATGGCTCACGAACTTGAATTTGTAGACGGCGTAGCGCAAATGGCGTATGCTGGAGATACTCCTTGGCATGGACTGGGTACCCCAGTCAGCAATGACCTGACACCGCTGCAAATGCAGCAAAAAGCAGGACTTGATTGGGAAGTACAAAAAGTTCCATCGTTTATCGAAATTGACGGTCAGAAAATCAAGACTGGACAAGAGTCTTTAGTTCGCCTGAGTGATAACAAAGTACTAACAAATGTTGGTGAAGGCTGGAACCCTTGTCAGAATGCAGATGCATTTGATTTCTTTGCTGAATATGTTGCTGCTGGTGACATGGAAATGCATACAGCAGGAAGCCTTAAAGGCGGTCAGATCACATGGGCACTAGCAAAAGTAAAAGAATCTTTTGACGTATTCGGAGAAGATACAGTTGAATCATTCTTGCTTTTCAGTAATCCACACCAGTATGGGAAATCTATTGATGTTCGTTTCACTCCAGTTCGTGTTGTTTGCAATAACACTCTTACAATGTCACTTGAACAGGGCGCAAAAAATTCAGCAAAAGTTGGTCACCGCGCAGTATTCAATGCAGCTAATGTAAAAACAACATTGGGCATTGCATCTGATAAATTTGCCAAATACAAAGAAATGGCACAATTCTTGGGTTCTAAGCGTGTTACTGCTGATAGCTTGATTCAGTTCTATAACGATGTATTTCCTAATACTTCGCGCACTAAAGAACAGACACAAGTTGACAAGCTTGCTGATCTCTCGCGGAACGCAAAACTCTGCTACGATGTTCTAGAAACTCAGCCCGGCGCAGAATTTGCACCAGGGACTTGGTGGAGTGCATTGAATAGCGTAACATATGTTACAGATCACCTCCAGGGTCGCAATGCTGAAAATCGTTTACATAGTCAGTGGTTCGGCATCAATCAAACTCGCAAAGTAAAAGCTGCTGAAAAAGCTGTTGAATTTGCGACTACATCATAAAAAGAATTTGGGAGAGATTAGTTTCTCTCCCATCATCTGCCCCGCTAGGATAGTTACCTAGATAGTCCAGGAGTTGCTTTCCGACGAAGTGAACCGTCTAACTGAACGGAAACAAAGCACGACCACAAGTAGTGCGGCATGGGTTGCCGATAGAAAATCTGGCTGGAGAAGATTCTACTCCGTAGAACTAGAATCTGAATCTTGTAGAAACACATTTAAAGCGTTTTATGGCATTCTTATCAATGAAAGTCAGCTTTTCAACCCGACTATATAATAGCGAAAGAGATTGTTAGAGGAATTAGTATGACGTTAAACATTGGAATTAACGGCTTTGGTCGAATAGGTAGATCCGCTCTCAGATACATTTTGGAATCCCGTATAGATATGAGAGTCATTAAAATCAACGCAAGTGGTTCCTTAGAAAGTAATGCACACTTACTGAAATATGATAGCGTCCATGGCAGACTGAATGAAAAAATTTCTACTGACGGTCAATTTATGAGTGTGGGCAATCATGTCCCAATTCAGTTTCAAAATACGCGATACCTCAGAGAACTTGATTGGTCCGATGTTGATATTGTGTTAGAATGCACTGGCAATTTTAATGACGGTGATGAATGTAGAGCGCATATTAAAGCAGGTGCAAGAAAAGTTTTAATTTCTGCGCCAGCAAAAAATGTAGACAGAACCATAGTGTATGGGGTAAATAATAAAGAATTATTAGCTGTAGATAAAATTGTATCTAATGGCTCTTGTACAACAAACTGTCTTGCTCCGATCATCAAAACATTTGATAACTTCTTAAACATCCATTCAGGAATTATGACTACAATTCATAGCTATACTGGAGATCAACCAACGCTTGACAGGAGACACGAGGATTTGTATCGAGGTCGCGCTGCACAAATGAGTATGATTCCAACTACAACGGGAGCAGCGAAAGCGATAGGTCAAGTCATACCTAGTATGAAAGGAAAATTAGACGGTACTGCAATTCGGGTACCTACTCCAAACGTGAGTGCGATTGATCTTACAATGCAAGTTGATAAAGGAACACTAGATACTCTTGATATAAAAACTATAAATTACATGATCCGCGAAGCATCGGAAACATACATGGAAGGTGTCATATCATATGACGAACAGCCGAAGGTAAGTATCGACTTTAATCATACAGAAGAATCTTGCATTTTTGCACCACAACAAACTAAAGTTGTAGGCAATCTAGTGCGAGTATTTTGCTGGTATGATAACGAATGGGCATTTGCATGTAGAATGGCAGATGTTGCAAAACTAATGGAGAAAACTTCATAAAACCGTTACAAGAATTTCACAAGTTTTTGCATAAATTAAACTGTTAAACATTACTTAAAACCAGAAAAAGGAGAGTATTATGGAAATGTTAACTTTATGGATGCTAGTGGGATTTCTTTTTGCTGCATATTCAGTTATAGCGAATGATTCAGTTCAAACGCTAGGAACTTGGATTGCATCAAATAACGAGAAATTCGATTGGAAAATTATGTGGGGTGCAGCTTCGGCTGTGCTTCTATGGGCCTTATGGTATGGCTGGACTTCATATGGTGGAGATATTAGTTATGGTAGATTGAATAAGATACCGTTTCAAGAAATTCAATGGTATCATGCTTGTGCGCCCGGGGTACTTTTATTGCTAACTAGATTTGGAATACCTGTAAGTACATCATTTTTAGTTTTGTCTGCATTTGCATCTACATTTGTTTTAGAAAAAATGCTTATGAAAAGTATGTTGGGTTATGCAGTCGCGGCTGTTGCAGCATACGCAATTTGGATGATTGTTGTTAGAATACTTGATGAGTCTAAGGCTGTTAACGAAAATCACAAAACCCTTTGGCGTGTAGGTCAATGGGTAACAACTGGATTTTTGTGGTGGACTTGGCTATCTCACGATATGGCAAACATTGCAGTATTCTTACCACGTGAAATTCCTTTTGATATGATGATCGGAATTTCTCTGGTGTTTGTTGCAGGTCTTGGATTCATGTTACGTGAAGGCGGTGGTAAAATCCAAAAGATCGTACTTGAAAAACACAATACTCGCTATGTCCGATCAGCTACAATTATCGATCTAGTTTACTTTTTCATTCTATATTTCTTTAAGGAGATGAATGATATTCCAATGTCAACTACTTGGGTATTCGTTGGTTTATTGTGTGGACGTGAACTTGCTATGGCTTCATATACAGGAAAACAAAAATTCAAGACTGTTTTTCCATTGATAGGCAAAGACTTTTTGAAAATGATGGTAGGTCTAGCAGCATCACTCGCTATCGTACTTTCAATTCATTATGTAATTGTTCCTATGGAAAGTGACACGATACAAGAAACCGTAGTACAATAAAAAAATGGGGGCTATGCCCCCATTTACACTTGCTATATATTAATATATTATAAAATGGAGTAATTCGAATGGCACTAAAACAAATTGACGGAGTTATCGCAGACGTTGAGACTGCCGTAAAGGCATCTGAATATATTGAAAAGCGTGATGATATTTTGAAGGATATGCATGACACAGTACAATTGCAATCTGAAATTGATACAATTACAGAAAATCATCTCGGTAATACAATTGATACGAATTTTAAGAGCAAATCGTCAAAACAAAAAGGTGGATATCGTTTTCACGGAGCAAATACTCAATTTAACCAAGTCTCTACAGTGACAACGAGGAAATCGTTTAGACGTAAGTTTCCCCTTGGAATTAGAATGGCGTAAAGGATAGATTATGTTAGATATGATGATTTCTTATGATATGGCTCTTGCTGTTACGGATTCAATTAGCAAGACAGAATTTAAGAAAATGGACACTGGAGAACGTCTTAAAGTTTTGAGATTTGTAGACGATGCTATCTCCTTGACATATGGAACCCGCGAAGATGTAAAAAAGAAACGTGTTCCGTTTGAGAAAAAATATAAAGAGTTAGATACAATTCATAACGAATTAAAGCAAAAAATGATAAATAATGGTTGACAACGTGGTAAAAGTGTGATACTTTAATTATAGAAAAAGAATCACACTGTCTCGAAAGGACAATACCATGTCACAAATAAATTCATTTGACCTCATCTCCGATCTCCACAAAGATGCTCGTGGCTTTCGACCACGGGGAGCTTGGTTTGATGATTTTAATTCTCGCACAGATGCCGAAAAGCAGGCAATCTTTGACGACCTCTGCGAAGAACTGCGTGAAAACGAGGCTATAGAAGTGACTAATGAGGAACATTGCCTAGGCGAGTTTCGCGCACTTCTAAAAACTCAGATGGATAGTTTTGGTATTGATTGGAAAACCGCGCTTGAGTGGTTAGCAGATGCGGAGGAAGTTAATGTCGATTATGACCAAGACCTTGAACATTTTCTCTGGGGTTTTGGTATAGGAATCCCTAATACTAGAAAGATTAAAGCTTTGTATAAAGCTTAATGAAAGAAGCCTCGATTTATCGGGGCTTTTTTTATATAAATACATTAGTAGTCTCAACAGAGGAAAGATTTAATGATCACATTTAAAAGTTATATTGTCGAGCAAAAAAATACTCATATGACTCATATAGAAGATAAAGTGATTTACGGTGGCGTAAAAGGTACACGCGAAGCAATCTTTGCTCTTATTGGATTAAGGGATATGCTTGGCGGCGTTAAGAAAGGAAAACTAAGTGTTAAATGGGACGGTGCTCCTGCTGTATTTGCTGGCATTGATCCGAGTGATAACAGCTTTTTTGTTGCCAAAAAAGGTATCTTCAACAAAAATCCTAAAGTGTATAAATCTCCAGATGATATTGATGCTGATACTTCTGGGGATCTCAACAGTAAACTCCAAGAAGCATTCCAGTACACATCT